CTTCTTCCTTGTTTACGTTTTCAAGAAGACTGATGAAGAGGGCTTCACGTTTCTGTTGTGTGATATTTGTATTGCCACCCTCTACGAAAAGATAAAATCTACGAGCCTCTGAATAGAGCCTTCCTGGTTCATCAAATTCCAAAGGCTCATATGGAGGCACACCCTTTGGAAGAAGGAACTTGATATTGGGATCAAATATATGCTTCAAGACAGCAAGCATTGCTGGATTCTGATTGTACTGTAGTGCTTCAATTCTCTGTTCTCTTTTTTCAAACTCACAACACTTTTCAAGTGTATTATATATCGATAATCTTGACATTGTTAAAACTCACCTACGTTTTCCATTAGATTTTTCAGTTTGTATTTGATGAAGTAGTTGAAGATTTTTGAACGATCTTTCCCTGCTTCTTCATCATATTTATTCAACACTTGTTCTTTAATATTTTCTGGGATCATTGTCAAGTCAATCAGCCTTTTATTTCTAGCATAAGCAAACGCATATTGATGATCAAATTTGCCTTCTAGATTAAGTTCATACAACTCATCAATCCTCTTTTGTGTCAAAGATTTCTGGCGCTTCCCACTAACAAAAGTATCACCATCAGAAAGTATGTTAGGTATGCCATCGCTAGAATCTCCTTTCAAGATGTGCTCATAAAGATATTTGTGTGGATCATTATGAGTAATCCATTTCTTGCGAGTAGGATCATACTGGTTCACATACTGATACTTGTGAAGTTGAATGTAATCCTTGTCACCAGACAAGATCAAAAGTTTTTCATCGTTTCTTTCTTCGTGTTCAAAATTTTCTGTCAAAGTTGCGATGATATCATCCGCTTCTGCAGTATCAATCTGAATAACACGATAAGGAAAATACTCACGCAGTTCTGACTTGATCTTGTTAAAGACCTCAAAAACCTGAGTCCAGTTAATCTCAGAAGCATCACGAGTCTTCTTACGATTTGCTTTGTAATAGGGGAATTCTTGCTTACGCCAATAGTTCTTGTCGTCACAAGCGATAACGATCTCACCAAATTTGTTTCCAAATTGCTGCTTATAAGAGCGAAGTGAATTGAGAACCATATGCCTAAACAATCCCTCATCAATAGGGATGTTGGTGTGGTTGCCAAGTTGCATCATCAAATTTGAGATCATGACTTGGTTGAAGTCGATAATAATCATGTTTTACTGTCCATACATTATATATATGCATTTTTAATGCTGATTCAAGGACTCTTCCAATTTTTCTTCAAGTTCTTTTTCTACATCTTCTGAAATCGTAACTGTCTTATCGATCAGAGAGTGCATGGGATGATTGATGTTCTTCATTCTATATAGCATTGCTTGTAAAACTTCTTCAAAGAAGAATGCATCACGAATGAATTCTGGTGATGATTTTGGAACCATTCCATAATTGCTAATGATTGCAAACACTGCTTGAAAAACATCATCTGCAATCTCATCACAGAAAAGCTTTCTTACTTCTTCAATCTGAGAGATTGTTTCTTCGAGAGAGGCTGGATTACCAGCCTCTCCCTTTTTCTTATCTGGAAACTGTATAATCTTACTTGTCATTGTTCACCTAACCACCTTCAATAGTACTGTGCTACTATTTAGGCGGTCAACAAACTTGAGTTTGTCGGTGTTGATGGTGTCAAACAGTTTCCTGAGTGTCACCTTACCACCAGTGGTGACTGTCTTGAGAATTTCCTCCGTCTTGCGTCCAATCTTCTTGGACATGGAGGTATCAGCATCGTAACCAGCGATTGCTGTACGATTGACTTCAAGACCAGCTGGACCCCTTGCACGAAACACAGAAAGCACCTTGCTCTTCGTGTTGAACGTCCAAAGCTCTTGGGCTCCCAGAACGCTCTCAGGATTGACAGAGGAGATTTTTAACGATGCATCCTCTTTCTGGTACTGGAAACTCTTAAGCTTCTTGGCTGGGCTCACAGCCTTCTTTTTGCGAGGCTTACGAGCCTTGCGGACGTTTCCGCTGTGCTTTTCACAGTCGTCAATGATGCCAGTGTACAGAGCCAGCTTTGCCTTCATCTGAGGCTTGGTATAGCCAGAATAAGCTTCCACCAGCTGCGGGTCTTTCTTGGCAATCGCATCCGCAATCTCTTGCTGAATGGGACGATAGTACTCAGCAACACGAGTCGAGAGCGCAGCAGGAAAGTTGTTGCTCTGGAGAGAGGTGTACATGGAGAAACCGACAGCACCACCATCAAGGATGGACTCAATCTCGCCAATGAACTCAGAGACCTTGTTGTTCATATGGTCCTGAATAGAAAGACGAACCACATTGTCGTCCTTCTTCTCCTGCTCCGCATACTTCATGCAATCAGCGATGCTGGTCTTGGCACGATCCAACATCCCCTCATCCAAGGTAGCACCACGCATGTGCATACGAACAACCGCTGCAGCTGTACGAGGAACACGCATGAAAGGAACACGAGCAAACTTCTTTGCCTCCATATCCGCCTTGACAGACTTGAGATACTCAGTGATGTACTGACGGATATCATCCTCATCAGCCATCGTGTTGTACCAGTTGAACGCACCAAGCATCTTGGAACGCTCATGACCAGCCTCGAAAGTAGGCTCGTCACCGTAGTACTTCTTGTTGATCAGATAGGTCTCAGAATGAGACTTCCTGACCTTGATCTTGGCATTAGCCCTAGCCATTTGGCTTTCTCCGTTGTTGATGTGACCATTATAAGCATTATGTAGGTGGTGTCAACCAAAAAGATTATCTTTTTTTCTTCTTTTTTTATAAAAAAACAGTTGACCCCATATCTGGCTATGGTAATCTATCTATATCGAATCACGGAGATGACCAATGACCAACCTCAATGCATGGCTCGAAACAATCCCCGGTCTCAAGACTGAAAAAGGCGCTATGAAGCGTCTGGAGAATTGCCTTGAGACCATCAAGGAAAATGGCTCCAAGTACATGATCTACCGCAAGATGGACGGAACCTTCGTTCCGCTGGTCATTGCTTCCGGTAACGATTGGGCAGTTGGTGCCTATGCTCACAATGGAATTTGCGTCACAAACTGAAAATAGGTGTTGACAGGGGGGAAACCCCCTGCTACATTGAATCATCAAAACGGAGATAGACAATGTTCACCGTCACCTACACCTACTACAAGAAGTACCAGCACCAGAAGTCCTTCAAGACCTATCAGGCTGCAAAAGGTTTCTTCAACGTCATCAGCCGCAAGGCTAACGTGACGCAGACAGAGATTCGTGCCACTAGCGACAAGAATCCGTCTATGAACGCCAAACTCTTCGCATAAGGAGAAAATCATGGTCAAGCTTGTGAACATCTCAAACATCTACGCCTACAACGTCATTGGCGTCTACGAGTCCTATGAGGCTGCGATTGAGTACGCCAAGACCTATCTGTATGCCCTTTTCATCGAAGAGGATAAGGATCACCCCGGTTTTTATGACTGCATCACCAAGAATGGTCTGCAGCTTGTCATCGAACCCGTTCGCTAAGGAGACAGGAAAATGAAAGTTTTCAAATACTACATTGATCCCGGTCACGGTTGGGTTGCAGTTTCCATCAAGGTTTTGGAGACTCTTGGTCTTGTTCCTACTGATTTTACGGGTTATTCCTATATGAAGGGAAAGACCGTTTATCTTGAGGAAGATTGTGATCTTGACAAGTTCATCAAGGTCTGGCAATCTAAATATGATCGATACCCAGACTTTGTTCGTGTCGTTCATAAAAAAAGTTCGCCTATTCGCTCGTATCCTCGTATCATGGGAGCTATATAATGAATACCACTTCTAATGATAAAATTGAAACCAAGATTGAGAATCTTGTTACACTTCTCCAACTTAAGGGTGATGATTACACCATTGGCTATCTGATATCTTTCATCAAGTCCAATGCGTATTTCATGGATACGTACCATCTGGAAGACTTCTCAAACCGCCTTGATTATCACATATCAGAGGCAATTCAAAGGATAGGAGAAAATGCGAAACATGCCAGCAAAATCCCTGTCTGAACGCCAGTTTCAGCAAAAGATTGTTGCGCCCAAGAAGGGTAAGGGAGCATACACAAGGAAAATCAAGCACTTAAAGAGGGGATAATTCCCCTCTTTTTTTATAAAAAC